AAAACCTTGTAGCTGAGACAGATACTCAGGTAGCAGGTGCAGCAGCAAATTATGTAAATACTCGCAAAGAGACCACAATCCGCATTGACGAGATGACCGTTGATCTCTTAGACCCAGCAGTCCCAACCGACACTATGATTGGCTTGGACTACTTCAATAACTTGGCAATCACAAACGTGACCCAAGAAGGCAGCACAATCAGCAAGACACTCCAAGCTCAGGGCTTTGCTTGGGATATCACACCTAACAAGATGAGCGTCACAATAACCACGCTCGAACCTATAGTGGACGGATTCATTATAGGCAGCAGTACCTACGGTATAATCGGACAATCAACTTTGAGTTACTAGGAGATAAATAATGGCAGCAGGACAAGGCTTTATTGAGTTTGCGACTGGAGACGTGCTGACAGCGGCTTCCGCAAACGGCTACCTCGCCTCTCAAGTTGTAATGGTATTCGCAAGCGCAGCAGCTCGAACATCTGCTATTGCCAGCCCACAGGAGGGCATGATCTCCTACCTCAAAGACACTAATTCAACCGAATATTATTCTGGTTCAGCGTGGGTTGCAATCGGCGGCGGCGGTTCTAGCGGCAGTTATACGGTTATTGCTTCTGGGACACTATCAGGAACAAGTCAAAGCACAACTAGCATTGCTGGCACATATAAGAAACTTATTGCCATTTACGATAATTTCTATGTAAGCGGCACAGATACCACACCACGTATTAGAATTAATACAATTTCAACGAGCACTTACAATGTGCAAAGACTAAACCCTACAGATGGCTCAAATGGTTCAGCTCGACTTACTAGCGGCTTCCAGATGGATGAAGTCAATGCTGGAACATCTTCCTCAAATGACAACCAAGTTGTTTTAATCATTGACGGATATGCCAGTAATACATTCCATAGTTATCAGATTAACTTTAACCCAACTAACGGCAATGAATATGTGTATTTTGGCGCTAATACCTCGATTGGCGATCCAGTAACTTCAATCCAATTCCAAACGCAAAACGGCACAACATCCTGGGCTGGTGGCACTTATGCAGTTTACGGAGTGAACTAATGAACAAAGAACTGACAATCCTAGAACACAACGCCGAGACTGGCAAAATTGTAGAACGTCCAATGACCGAGCAAGAAATTGCTCAAGCCAAGGCGGATGCTCAAGCTGCTATTGAAGATAAGGCAGCATTAGAAACCAAAAAGCAAGAAGTCCTTGTAAAACTTGGATTGACTGCGGACGAAGTAACTGCTTTATTGGCATGACTCCTAGGTTATGCAAAGCTGGGCAACAGTTGAGACTTCAAGTCGATGATTCTTACCCTGACAGAGACCGTACCTCCGACGGCTGGATTGGCGATGCACGTCATTCAGCGCGTCCTTCTGATCACAACCCTGATTGGAAAAATGCAGTCGAGGGAATTGCCTACGTCAGAGCGATTGATATTGACAGGGATCTATCTGGAAAAGCTAAGCCCGACCTCATGCCTGACCTTGCAGATCAGCTTCGACTCGCTGCAAAACGTGGCGAGAAAAGAATTTCATACATTATCTTCAACGGCAAGATTACCTCAGCCAAGTCCTTATGGCGTTGGGTCGCATATCGTGGAGTCTCTCCGCATGTTGCACATTGCCATGTTTCTTTCACTAAGAAGGGCGATACAGATGGTTCGTTCTTTTCTAATATACCCATGATAGGCGGCACAGCATGAACATGAAGAACCCTTACCTAATGAGCATTGGGGCTTTCCTAGCAGTCTGGGGTACTACCTCGAACTTTGCTCTGGATTATCGCGCAATCCTTGGTTCAATCGTTGCAGGTGTATTCGGATACGCCACGCCTAAAAAATGAGCGCGGTAGATTATGCTGCTTGGGCTGTGGGTGTTGTCACTGTGCTTGGTGGTGTTGCTTCATATACCCAGTTCATGATTAAGCATTACCTGACAGAGCTTAAGCCTAACGGCGGCTCTAGCATTAAAGATCAGGTCAATCGCCTTGAAGTGCGTGTCGATACAATCATCGAGATGTTAGGTAAGTAACACTTATCTCATGGCAAGAACTAAGAAGGTCATTGACCTAGATGCTTACTCAGCTCTAGACCAATACTGCATTGCTCTGCACGTTTATTACACCAGTCTGCGCAAGGCTGGCTTCTCTACTGATATGGCTTTCTGGCTTCTATTAGATCGTGAGTCTTATCCTGACTGGATTTTGCCAGTTAAGCCCATCGAGAAAATATCGGGTAATCCCTACGAGGACGATGACGAGGACTAAATGACAGTCAAACGGATATTGATTCTGTCCGACCTTCAAGTTCCATATCATGATGTACATGTAACCCAAAATATAATTAGGTTCATTAAGACCTTCAAACCAGACCAGACAGTTACCATTGGTGACGAGATTGACTTTCAGACAATAAGCAAGTGGTCAGAAGGTACGCCTCAAGCCTACGAGCAGACTCTTGGCGATGACCGAGACCAGTGTGTGCAGCTTCTGTGGGAACTAGGCGTCACAGATTGCATACGATCTAACCACACAGACCGTCTCTACAACATAATCATGAAGAAGATTCCCAGCTTTTTAAGCCTTCCGGAACTGCGCTTTGAGAAGTTTATGAAATTCGATGAACTAGGCATAACCTTTCACAAGAACCCAATGGCGATTGCTCCTAACTGGATTGCAGTCCATGGCGACCATACTCCTATCAAGCAACTAGGCGGTCTCTCAGCCCTAGAAGCAGCCCGTAGGCATGGCAAGAACGTCATCTCAGGACATACTCACAGGGCAGGGCGTAGCGCCTTCACAGAAGCCTCTGGAGGCCGTATAGGGCGTGTTCTACATGGGGTTGAGGTAGGTAATCTCATGGACTTTAGACAGGCTGGATACGTCAAGGGAACGGCTAATTGGCAGCAAGCCTTTGCCATCATGTATGTCAAGGGAAGCAACGTGCAGGTGGACATTATCCACATCGAGAAGAACGGCACGTTCATAGTCCAAGGCAAGGTCTATGGAAGGGTTCGCTAGGCCAGACTTCGGAGACGAGACTGTGGATGAAATCGTTACCGTTTCGTTATACAAGTTTGGCTTCTGTCGCCTGCATCTGCTGTAATACTTCTGACGTACACGAAGTACGGGTACAGAAGGGCTCACAATGAACACAGATCAAGCACTTGTCCTGATGGGGCTAGTCGGTGCATTTACTGGCTTCCTGATTGGTTATTCAAAGGGACACGAACACGGCAACATTGCAGGGCGTATTGCTCTGCGTAAGACACAGCGTCAGCTCGAGCAGGTTGGTCGATGAACGCCTGTGACTACCTCAACGAAGCGAGAGCTACTATCCAAGACCGAGGACTTGATTACGGTCACCCTAGCGACAATATGCAGCGCACAGCCTCACTCTGGAGCGCATACCTCGAAATGCCAGTTACGGATTATCAGGTGGCGATGTGTATGGCATTGGTCAAAATCGCAAGAAGCATGGAGACTGCAAAGTCAGACACTTACATCGACCTTGTCGCGTACTGTTCAATAGCAGGGCAACTACATACTGAGGAGAACGATCTATATGTTTAACCTAGATGATTACGAGACCGTTGAAGAACGCCTTGCAAAGTTCTGGAAAGACCACCCACAAGGCCGTGTTGAGACAAAACTGCTAGTTCATACACCAACGCAATACATTGTGTGGAGTGCTATTTACAGAGACTCAGCAGATATTAACCCTTGGGCTACTGGACTTGCTGAAGAAACAGTGCAAGGCCGTGGCGTAAATAGCACCTCAGCATGCGAGAACGCGGAAACTTCCAGTTTGGGCCGCAGTCTAGCCAATGCAGGTTATGCAACAAAGGGAAAGCGTGCAAGCCGTGAGGAGATGAGCAAAGTGGCTGCAAAGCAAGTGGTACAAGATTCGGTACAACAAGTTAAGGCTAAGATGGCAGACACATCTCAGCAATACGTTCCAGTAGCAAAGGCAGATGATCCATGGACACAATGGGAAGCACCGCCAGTTCAGACTATAGAGTCAGCAGTAGAGACGGTGAAGTCAATACTTGGTGGCACAACGGATTCGGATATACAGCGATGCAAACATGGGGACATGATTTGGAAAACTGGCGTATCCAAGGCCAATAAGCCATGGGGTCACTGGCGTTGCGTAAATCAAGTAACGGCTGGTATGCCGGGTTCAGACACAGATAAGTGTGATCCTATTTGGTATGAAATCCAGAAGGATGGCACATGGGCGAAACGAGTTGACCGTGGGTAAATTATTCTTCCGCAATATGGATGACGAATGGGAACAGTTTCCAACAGATGAAGAATTAGAGGCTGCAAAGCAGTCTGCATGGGATTTACAAAAACTAGGCTTTGCCATTATTTGCCAGTTATGTAATACGCCACCAACCGTTTATCAGATTAAACAACGCGCTTTGCAGCAATCTTGGAAATGCGATAAATGCGCAACGCTTAATTCTGCTGGTAAGGCATAACCTAATCGATGCCAAGCCAGAGCAGAAAACACCGAGGCTTTCGTACTGAGCGAGTGGTTGCAGCCTATCTCTCGCAATGGTGGAGAAGCGCGAGCATCGGTAGGGGGTCTGGAAAAGACATTCATAATGTCCCGTTCGACATAGAAGTCAAGGCTCGAAGCGATTTCCAGCCCCTAGCATGGTTGAAACAAGTGGAGAAGAGAGCGGCAGTTCCCGATGAACTGCCTATCGTGGTGGTCAGAATGAACTCACAAGGCGAAGATGCTGCAAAGTATCTGGCGTTCATGAGATTTCAAGACTTGGTTCAACTATTGCTCAAGGCAGGTTACGGGGATATTCAGCAAGACACGGTAAACTTAGAACCTGAGAGATGCACAATATGTGGATCGTGGAAGTTAAAGGACGTGCCATGCACGACGTGTCAAAAGGTAACCTAAGGTAACCATGCCAATATATGAATTCGAATGTACCAACGAAGAGTGCGAGGCTAACTTGCGCTACGAGAAGGAGTTATCAATCCATGAACCACATACAGTTACTTGCCAGTTCTGCCATAGTTCTATGCAGAAGATTTACTCAGTACCTAATATCCAATTTAAGGGAAGCGGTTTCTACTCAACCGATAATTAGAGCGACACGCTCATTGCAAGGATTAAGAAATATAGGCTCTGACCTGCGGTTTTATACCAAACTATATAAAATCCAGTTGACACTATGGGTACACTCTAGGCTAGAGCCCATCAAGGGCTCACACCGGGCCGCTTCGCGGATAGCCCGGGGGGTAGCCGCCGTTATTGGGATATCTCTATCTATACCTATGTCGGTAGCAGATAGTGGCTCAATAGATGCCATTCAACCAAAGGATTATGTACGTTTAGCATTACCTAAGAAAGAAGCTATATGCCTATCAAGGCTAATAGGTAAAGAAAGCGCTTGGAATCATAAAGCCATAGGCAATCTAGGAAGTCCTAATAAGGATTATGTATATGGATTATTACAGCTTAAGAATCCTATAGTTAAGGATAAGAGTCCTATAGAACAGATACACTATGGACTTAAGTACATCGATCATAGATATCAAGGTAATGCGTGTAA